CGTTGGATGTTTTTCAACGTGTCCGGCCCGAAGTACGCCCGCGTTGTTGAACGGCAATACGGGTGCAGCGGCGGCATGTTCTTACCTGGTACAGCATCTCTGACGTTGTAAACCTTCCGGTCATGCGCCCGGCATTGCGGCGATGTGCGAAGATCCAACGTGGCGACGAACATGTATTGCTCGATCTCGGCTTCCTTGTAGCTCTCCATCTCCGCTGCGTTTGCCATATATGTTGTTTCAGTACGGACCAACCGAGCAGCGGCGTGCTTGCCTACGTTGAATCGTTCCTCAATTTCTTGAATCATCTTTCGTGCCCCGACACCGCTCATAAAACCGGCCGTGATAACTTGATTCAACTGTTTGGCCAGTTCATCCGTATTACTCCAAACCCGACTGCTGAAATGTTCGCCGGACCATGGATTCTTCAGGATCGTTTCAACAGTTTGTATAGGCATGGTAGCGAATTCGAACCCTACACCAAGGCCGCGCTGAATATCGAACATCGTCCGATAATAGGCATCATTGATCGTGTTAATATACCCTTCCGTACTGGTCCGGATTTCGGCATCCGCAATGATTTTGCATTGGAGATAGATTTGCTCCTTGAGTGCCTGCAGCCGGGTTATACGAGCCCTATATGCCGGGGCATTGAGTTGGTTGAGCAACCGGCGGCGAATCTCTGGGTCTTCAATATCCGCTATTTTAGCCTTGATCTCTTCCCATTCACTCCGGTTGATTGGCTCATTCAATAGCCGTCGTGCTTCCTTGGGCGAGAGCTGCCCATCTTTAGCAAAGCGATTGAAAATGCGCTCAATCTCACCCTGAATGTCTTGGATTGCTTTATCATAAGCTCTCGTTATTGTATGGATCGTCTGTTCGGCATCCCGTTGATACGACGCCATCCTCTGCCTGGCTCGGCGCTCCCAATAGGCATCACTGGGCATCCGCATGGTTTGTCACGTCCTCACCCATCGGCATACCGAACGCGGATTGCTGGCGCTTGATGTCGGCCTCCTTCTCAGCCTCGACGGATTTCTTTTCCTCCGCCGGATCGTGAACAAACGAAAGTTGCGAGATGAGCGTTTCCTGCGACACCATACCTGACAGCTGCGCAATCATCGTCGCTGTCTCCACGTCGTTTGCCGGGAGGTTCCGCGTCATCGTAATCTGCACGTCAGATACATCAATATCCTTGCCTTTGACGCGCAGCACGTTTGCAAACAACTTCAAGCGCTCTCGTAACCCCTGGATGAAATACCGCTCCTTGATCTTGGCCAACTGCTCCAAGCCCAGGAGTTTGTATTTCATCGCCACCCCAGAAGCATTGGCCGCGAAGTTTTTGTCCGTGAGATTCGGGACCATAGCGAACTGGTGAATGTCGTCCCGGATCGCGTTCCGAAGAACTTCGATGTCGTTTTCGTTGAGGTTTTTGACGAGCCACGCTGCGTCTGCGTCCTGGCCGGCAGGGAGCTCCAAAACCTTATATCTTTTGAGAAGCTGAATTGTCCTGGATGCCTCTTCCTCGTCGTCGCCAAGCGAAACGCCTTTTAACTTGAGGATAGCATCGACCAGCTGCTCTTTGTCGTTCACTCGGTCACTCATCAACACGTTGTAAGCGTCAATAAGCGTAATCTGTTGTTCGAAATCTCCTTGCTGTTCCTCGTTGTTCCAAAATTCAACAACGGGAATGCCACCAAAGTAGTGCGGTCGGCGGTCGATCAGTTCATAATTTTCACCGCCCAAATCCTTGACGAAATACTGTGTCATGAATTTCTCTGTGTACACGTTGACGTTATACCCGATCACCTGGTTGTCCATGTCGCGTTTCGGATAATAATGAACCCCGAACAGCGGCTTATATTCAACCGTATCATCGACAACCAAGAAAATCTGGCGCGGGTCGATGACCGTTACTTTCGGGATTGGATTGTCGTCACTCGTCATGAAGTACAGTTCTAGGCCAACTCCGAAGATGGACAAATCTTTCGCAAGTTCCGCATCGTGGGAGACGATGTCTATCTGCTTGTAAACATCTAATATATCATCTATGCCCTGACCTTCGTACTTCACTGGGTTGCCGGTTACATACCCAACTGCGATATCCGTGATGTATTTGGCATGATTGGCCACGATTCGGTTGTTTGGCAGCCCTTTATCCCCAAGGTTACGCGCCAGAATCGGATGATTTCCGAGATAATAGGCTTCCAGCTTGTCCAACCGCGGAATTTGCGTCTGGTGCTCTTTTATGCAGTTCGCTATCATCTTCACCGGCACATTGTTCCAATCCTCGACGAGTGCCCTATCTCGTATGCTGGCCACTACCTCACCCCCAATGCAGATTTTTTGCCAACCTTCAACCGCGCATTTCGCATCTCGTCCTCTAGCGCATACCTAACAGCGTCTATGCTATGGTTGTCACGGTCTGGATAGCCTTCCTTCCAGCCACCGTTTCCGTCCGGCTCCAGCTCGTACCCATCAAACTCGCGCGCCGTATTCGGACACCTCACAGGGTCTATCACAATTTCGTCCAGGTCTTCAAGGAATTTCATTCCGTGTTCCACACTGTCTGGCCCTTTCTTTGCACCAATAACATTCACACCCAAGTTGCGCAGCTCGCTAATCGTCCGCGGCTCGGCGCTGTCTGCCGTGACGCGCGCGTTGGATTTGTTTTCGGCCTTGATTGCATCAGCCAGCGTCCGGTTCGACATTCCGACCTTGTGAATCTCGTAGAAGATGAACAGCCGATTGCGCGTTCGGTCAAAGTGCATAACCGCGTAATGCGTCGGATGCGCTGCGAAACCGAAGTCCAAGCCCCGCTTGATACGGTCGAATCTTGCGATTTCGTCGTCGCTGATCCGTCGGATCGTGAGATTACGGAACACTTCGCCACCGGTGCCGACATCCTCACCCAGATATTCATGCTGGTACGCAAGCTCGTTCCGCTGCCGCAGTGTCTCGGCCTCGATGAAAAACTGCTCGCCGAGCCACTCGCGCGGCACGTCCAGATACGTGCTGTGATGAACAAACCAACCAGCCGGCGGGTTTTTCTTGTACTCGTGAACCCACTTCTTGCGTGATTTCGGCGGGTTGTAGGTGTAAAACACCTTGTAGCCGGCACCGCCGCGAAGCACCGTCTGGTTGATGCTACGAATGTCCTCGACGCTGAACTCGTCCGCCTCTTCATACCAGACAAACTTAAAAAAGCCTTTGCGAAGTCGCAAAGACTTGATTTTGATCGGGTTATCGGCGCCTCGAAAGATAATTTTCTGGCCAGTTGGTTTGTAAATGATCTGCATCGGTGACACGCGGCAGTCGAACAGATGCGGTATACCCAGCTTCTCGATTGCCCAGACGAACGACTCATAAACCGATTCCCGCAGAGTGTCCTTGACCTTTCTGAACGCGATCGCATTGGCATTCGGGTCAGATATGATGCCGAGTATTATCTCCGTCGGCGTAAACGACGATTTCGTACTGCCGCGGCCACCGCCAAGCAGGAAGTGCGTTGCGGCGTCATTTTTGATCGCGTGATGAACCTCGTAAAACGATGGAGCGATGATGTCGGTCAGCCGTACAGCGGTCACTTCTTATCACGTGGTACGTCGTCCACAATTTGCACAGCGCCCTGGACGTCCACTTGCTGCCGATCCAGCCACATGCCGAATCGCTTGCCGAGCAACTCCAATGCCTTGATCTTGTCAACAAAACGGATTTCGCGTTCAACCCCCGTCCCGTCTTGCGTAGGTATTGTCTTGACTTTCACACTGGCTATGGCCGCCGTGTCGTCCTCTGTGGCATATGGTTTTAGGGTCGCTTCGTTCATATCAACAACGTCAGACGGATTCACAAAGGCAATTCGGGCAAGTTCCCGGATGATTCGCTCTTGGTTGACGCCTGTTCGTCTGGACAATTCAGCCATACATTCGTCTATATACGCGCGAACCTTAACATTACTCAACAGTCTGCTCCCCTGCTGTTCAGCAGTTCTAGGAGAGTACCCAGCCCTAATTGCAGCCTGCGTCGCGTTTAAGTCAATTAAATACTCATTCGCAAACCTTTGTTGTTTTTCGGTTAGCTTCATTATCACCACCTCGAATTTGGACAAAAGAAAAAACACCGCGTGAGTGCTAAAATTTAATCCAATCTTTTATTTCCTTTATCCCTTTATATATCTTTGCTAATACACTGTTCTCCGACAAATAATTTTGGCCTTCCAATGTAATTTTAGATCCTTTCAGTAGAACACCCTTGACGCAATTTCCTTTACCGCCTCTAATAACTGAAGCGCCTTCAATAAAACGTTCACTTACCGCCATTTCAACAACTTCACCAAATTCATCTAATGAAATGCCATAATCTTGTCTTGAAGGATAATTATTATTACTAATTTCTTTTAACAAACTAAACAGTATCTTTTGCATATTCAAGATAACAATTCCCCTCCCCATCATTTTCTGTCAACTTCGACGAAGAGGGATTATTTTCCTGCAAAAACAAAACCGTC